TTGTTACTTTCGCCGCAATGTCAGGCACGCTGCTGCTACGCTTATTTCTATCTTATTTTTCTCACGCAGTAGCTTTTATTTTTCGCCTCACCTGTCTGCTTTCCGAGAGTACTCAGTAAGCTTTTCTGCCTGTCCTAACTTGCTCTTTTTTTGCCAGTCATACAAGGATTTCGATGTAATCTGAAAATCAGGATGATCTATGTTCCACTGCCTAATATATGCAGATCGGATATCTCCCTTATGTATCATTCCTCCTTTGCGTGCTTCCTTTTCGAACTGTCTATATCCTGTTACTGCCAAGGCTCTTAGCTCGCCTTTTCTTTTTTGTGCGCTTGTACTGGTGTAATCCGTGTTGACAACGAATTGAATATCACCACCGACTTGGTTGTAATAAGCCCTTTGCGCCTGCTCTGGAAGAGATTCCAGAAGAATTTGCATTTTCTTGCCACCCCGTCCTGCCGAGGAAGGAATATATTGGAATCTATATTCGCCATTTTGAGCTTTTACTCTGATTGCTCGTTCTGTGTATCCTGACAGCTTAGATGCCTCTCTCACTGAAATCCACATTATGCGATCACCTTGTCTTTCTGTGAGACCATACCGCTAAGTGCAGTTGACAGAGCATCTATAGCCGTTCTTACCCCAATTTCTCCATAAAAAGTATGGAAAATAATATCACGCTTGACATCTTGCATGGTACAATCAAAGAGAACATAATGTTTTATGAATCCTACAACAATGTCCTCTTCTTTCAAGTTACCGTGTGCAAGGTCAAACAGCCATAACTTCATTTCTTCTGTACAACGTTCCATAGTTTTACCACCTTTGACATAAATTTTGATATTTATTTTTTTACCGTTTCAACTGTTTCAGCAACGGCCTTGTATAGTTCCACTAACTCTATATCTAAGGCGTTTGACAGCTTTTTCAAAGTTTCGATCTTAGGATTCTGAATTCTGGAACAAAGAATACTAACATGATTGGCACTAACACCAATTTGCTTTGCCAGCCATTCTTGATTTTTCCCTTTTAGGTAAAGGTTCTTTAATATCAGTTTCCCTAAAGGCGTTTTATTGTCTGTTTGTGTAGCCATAAAGTCCTCCTTTCTGTTGAAAAAAATGTTTTTTTTAGATATAATTCTTTAAGAGAGATATATATAAATTATATTTGAGTATACTCAAATTGTCAAGCAAAAAACTTTCGTATGCTCAAATTTCCTGGGAGGTAAAGATATGTCCATTGGCGAAAGAATAAAAATGATAAGGAAAGAAAGCGGATTAAAACAAATTGATTTTGCAAAAAGGGTTCTTGTGACATCATCATACATAAGCAAAGTAGAATCTAACAAAGAAATTCCATCTGATATTTTTGTTAAACTTATTGCATTGGAATTTAATGTGTCCTACGAGTGGTTGAAAGATGGGACAGGAAACATGAATTTAGATAAAAAAAGGCATGATTATTTTGAAAGAAATTCTAATTTCGATCAACACACTATGAACACATATAAGGAGCTAGAAGAATTAATCAAAAGCATACACTTACAAACAAACGAAAATAATACATTCAGAATTATGTGCATATCTGACATATGTGATAATATAACTAAAATGATAAACTTCAAAATGCAAGGTGCTCAGAAAGACTTGTATATTGGATTATTAGCTGACTATATCGGAAGCATTGAAGAACTTACAGAAAGGCTTATGTCTTTTCGTGATGAAGTAGATTATGCTGAAAAAAGTGATTTTTGTATTTCTTCTTTCATGAAAGAGGTAGAAAAAATTTTTGATGATATGAAGGATTTAATAAAAAAATTTCAATAAGAAGCAGTGATGTAGTGTACTTAAAAATTTTTCCTTTGTCATTTACATCTAAAATTATATAAAAGCGCCTGAATCCCTTGAAAATGCTAGGGTTTAGGCACTTTTTATAAATGTTTGAAATTTCCTTTGTATCCGCATTTTTCACAATTCAATTCCTTTGTCAAAAATGGCTAAATTCCTTGAAAATATCATGTTTCTTTGACAAAGGAAAAATTCACGTTTTGCAAGCAACGTTACACGATGACCACGCCGCTGTTCCTTCTGCGGTGCGTGCAGCTGGGCATTTCCATCCGGGACCTGGACCTGCTGACCATCGGCATGGTCAATGACATGTATGCGGAGAGCAGCAACGACGGGGCCGATTACGCCGTCATTGCGGGGCAGGATGAGTTCGATTTATTTTAAACGGAAATAATGTGCGGGTGCGGGGCCGGCTGTGGGATGCCGGCCTCTTCCCATGCCTGGGGAGCCGGGCTTTTTTTGTGCCATTGAGGGGGTGTTGGCGTGGCGGCAAACAGGATTAAGGGCATCACCGTGGAGATCGGGGGCGATACCACGAAGCTCCAGACGGCCCTGAAGGGCGTGAATACGGAGATCCGGAATACGCAGTCACAGCTCAGGGATGTGGGGAAGCTTTTGAAGCTGGATCCCGGCAACACGGAACTGATGGCGCAGAAGCACCGGCTCCTGGGGGAAGCGGTCAGGGAGACGAAGGAGAAGCTGGAGACGCTGAAGACGGCGGCGGAGCAGGCGAACACGGCCCTTGCCAACGGGGAGATCTCCCAGGAGCAGTATGACGGGCTCCAGAGGGAGATCATTGAGACGGAAAATAACCTGCGTGACCTGGAGCGGCAGGCACAGCAGTCTGCTGTGGCGCTGCAGAAGATAGCGGCCACGGGGGAGAAATTAAAGACCGTGGGTTCCGCCATTGAGGGCGTGGGGCAGAAGCTGATGCCAGTCACGGCGGCGGTGGGCGGGCTTGCCACGGCGGCGGTAAAGGTGGCGTCTGACTTTGATTCTGCCATGAGCCAGGTAGCGGCGGTCTCTGGGGCGACCGGGAAGGATTTGGAGGCGCTGCGCGACAAGGCCCGTGAGATGGGCAGCAAGACCAAGTTCTCCGCGTCCGAGGCGGCGGAGGCCATGAATTATATGGCCATGGCGGGCTGGAAGACAAACGATATGCTCTCCGGCATTGAGGGCATCATGAACCTTGCCGCTGCTTCCGGGGAGGACCTTGCGACCACGTCCGATATCGTGACGGACGCGCTGACGGCGCTGGGGCTGTCTGCGGAGGACTCCGGGCATTTCGCGGATATCCTTGCGGCGGCAAGCAGCAACGCTAACACGAATGTCGCCTTGATGGGCGAGACGTTCAAATATTGTGCGCCCGTGGCGGGGGCGCTGGGATTTTCGGCGGAGGATACGGCGGAAGCCATCGGGCTGATGGCGAATGCGGGCATCAAGTCCTCCCAGGCAGGCACGGCCATGCGCTCCATGCTGACCAACCTTGCCGGGGAGGTGAAATTTACAGGCAGTTCCTTTGGGGAGCTGACGGTCCAGACCACAAATACAGACGGGAGCATGAGGAGCCTTGGGGACATCCTCACGGACTGCCGGGCGGCTTTTGCGCAGATGTCCGAGTCGGAGAAGGCGGCCAATGCGGAGGCGCTGGTCGGGAAGAATGCCATGAGCGGGTTCCTTGCGGTGATGAACGCCGCGCCGGGGGACATTGAGAAGCTGAACAGTGCCATTACGAACTGTGACGGCACGGCGGAGAAGATGGCGGCTACCATGCAGGATAACCTGGCGGGACAGCTCACCATCCTGAAAAGCCAGCTTGAGGAGCTTGCCATCTCCATCGGGGAAATCCTGATGCCCTATATCCGGCAGATCGTTGGATGGATTCAGGGGCTTGTGGACTGGCTGAACAGCCTGGATGAGGGTACGAAGAAGATCATTGTCACGGTTGCTTTGGTGGCTGCCGCCCTGGGGCCGGTGCTGATTGTGGTCGGGAAAGTGGTTGGGGCGATTGGAACTATCATGACGGTGGTGCCGCAGATCGCAGGGGCAATTTCCGGCGTGATCGGGTTTGTGTCCGGTACGGTGATCCCGGCGATTTCTGCCGTGGTTGCGGCTATCGGATGGGTGCCGATTGCGATTGCCGCCGTGGCTGCCATTATCGTGGTACTGTATAACAAGTGCGAGTGGTTCCGTGATGCGGTCAATGCCGTCTGGACGCAGGTTAAGGATTTTTTTGTGTCTGCATGGGAAGTGATCTGTTCTTTCTTCACGGATACCATACCCAATGCGTGGAATTCGCTGGTTTCTTTTTTCCAGGGGATCCCGGAATGGTGGAGCGGGCTGTGGCAGTCCGTGGGCGATTTTTTCAGCAATACCTGGATAAATATGATGAACAACCCGGTGCTTTCCGGGATTGTGGACATGATACGCTCCCTGTGGGAGAACCTTTCAACCGCTTTGCAGGGTATCTGGCAGGGCATCCAGACGGCGGCTTCCGGGGCGTGGGAGCTGATCAAGAATGTCATCCTGGGGCCGGTGCTGCTGCTGATTGACCTGGTGACCGGGAATTTTACAAAGCTGAAGGAGGATGCCTCCAATATCTGGACAAATATCAAAAATGCGGCGTCCGCTATCTGGAACGGCATCAAACAGGTGGTGGGCTCGCTGGCGCAGGGGCTTGTGAACCATGTCTCCATCCTGTTTAACGGGCTGAAAAATACCGTTGCGAATATCTGGGCGGCGATAAAAAATACAGCCTCGTCCGCATGGAACGGGCTGAAAAACCTAGTGTCGTCCATTGCGTCCAGCCTGAAGCAGGCGGCGGTGAATGCTTTCAAAAGCATGGTGTCCGGGATCCGCACGGCGCTTTCTTCCCTTGGGGGCGTGGTGCAATCCGGGTTCCAGTCCGCCATCAGCTTTATCACCTCGCTGCCGGGGAAGGCCCTGCAGTGGGGGAAGGATTTCATCAACGGGATTGCAAATGGCATCCGCAGTGCCGTCGGCAATGTGGTGAATGCGGTGTCGGACGTGGCGGCGAAGATACGCTCCTTCCTGCATTTCTCCGTGCCGGATGAGGGGCCGCTGACGGATTATGAGAGCTGGATGCCCGACTTCATGTCAGGGCTGGCGAAAGGGATTGAAAAGGGTCGGGGCATGGTAAAAAAGGCGGTATCGGATGTGTCGTCTGACCTGATGCTCCGGCCGCAGGCAGCGGCAGTCCAAGGGATGCAGGGCGGGGAAGGCCAGGCATCCGGGGATTCCGTGAACGAACTGTTAAGCGGGCTCCGGGTAATGTTTTCCGGGCTGCAGGGAATGGGCAGCGGCGGGAATATCGTGATCCCGGTGTATGTGGGCGGCACGCTTCTGGATGAGGTGGTGGTCAGCGCACAGGCAAGGCAGAACTTAAGGTCAGGAGGGAGGTAAGGCGGCATGGCATTTATACAGTATCTGACGTTTGACGGCACGCCGCTCCCCCTGC